CAGCATCGGTCACCGCCTGAGCGACCTTGGCATCATCGACCAGCGGCTTGGAAGTGATGGCTGCAATCTCACGGGTTACTGTCTCTTCCAAAATACCGAGGTCTGTTTCAACCGCCTTGCTCAGGTCATCCAGCGCCGTGTTGACATCGCCGAATTTGCAGTGCAGGGAAGACTCAATAGCCCGCGCTTTGCTCAAAGCCTCCAGCGCCGTGGCGTTGGCGTTGTCGGCTACCTGAGCTACTGGTCTCAAAGCAACATCAAAGGCATCAGGGAATGCAGAGTTCTGCATGATGGGAGGCTGAGGGGTCACACCCCGTATTTGGTCAGTGCTGATGTAGCCCTGTTTGACCAATTCCGCCAGTTTGATGACGGCGTTCGTTTTGTTGTTCCACTTGTCAGCACCAATCCAACGGTCAGAGGCCGTGCGGATAACAGCCAGCGGGATGCTGGCGATGTCAATAGTTATATCGTTCGCCATGATTACGCTCCTGCTTGAATGAAAGTAGACCCATCGTTGTGGCAGATGGGGAGTCCTCGCGCCGCCCATTTGGCGGTGAGTCGGATGGTGTAGCCGCAAGACGGGCAAACCGCCTTGAGCATTCGGGTTGCTTGCACCTTGCGAGTGGACATCGACAGTTGGGCATGGGGATACTCACCAAGCCCGTCAATGATTGGCCCGAAAGCCTGTTTAAACGCATCACCGCCACTAGTGGCCTTGTATCCCTTAAGTGCAGATGGGATAAGGTGCATGGCATCGGCAACCTTGCGGAACGCCACGCCGTGATTCATCGCGCCAGCCGTGGTATGGCAGAGTTCGTGAACCAAAACATCAGCGACACGGTAGGTGTCATCCAGCACGGGCGAGACCATGATTTCCATCGACTTGTCAGCCGATGCAGTGTCGGCCCAGCATTCACCGATAGCACCTGAGCGCTTGGCGGTAGACGGGAAACCGCACGACACCCGCACCCGCTGAGGGATAGGCACGGCCTGAGCAGCGAACACCGCCCGAAACTCTTCAACGGCGGCAACCAACCACTCTTCACGAGTGGCGTAGATTTTGGCGAGGGCGGTCATGCTGCACCCCCCGCCTTAACACGGGAGATGATGCTCCAGCCGTCATGGTAGCGTCTGCACCAAGCCCGAGCGGCTTTGAGCGTTTTAAAGGTCAGCCCGTGGGCCTCCCATACGTAGCGAGTCTTCATAATTTGATTCTCCGAATCAGTGCGACATTGCACTCACAAGCCCTGCAAGCAGGGCAAGTGGCTGGAATGTCAGGCGGTCTCAAGGGTTCCCGCTTTGATACGGCGGGACACGGCCTTGGCAATTGAACGGTTGCGCATTTGCACATCCCGTATGGCATCTATCTCAGCCCAAAGCTTGCGCCCGTAGGGATGGTCAGCCTCATATCTGCCAGCCTCCAGTGCGGCATAGCAGTCAGCCAGCGCGTAGGCCAGCATCGGTGCGGTGTAGTGTTGGAACTTGCTCATGGTGCGCCTCACTTAGGGGTGAATTGATGGGGAGGGTTTTGAGTGTTTTTGTGGGCTGGTACGTGGAACATGGTGTGGTCTCCAATGAAGTGCAACATCGCACTGGTGAGCCCTGCAAGCAGGGCAAACCGCTGAAATGTTCAGACAGGCCGCCGTCTTTTCTTTTCTTGGCCCCGTGCGGATGGGCCTCACCTACGGGCATTTAGCTGGTAGGGTTGTTCCATCTAGCATCTCAGTCCGGTGGCCTCAGACTGGTCAAAGCGCAACTCTTTAAGGGAGGGTTTTGTGTCCGGCAAACGATATTGCCTTGGACTCGATTGTGATAGCGTTTACATTCCTTTTTTCATCAGACCATGCAAATCGCAACCGAAGTTGGAGTTATTTAGTTCTACTGAGAACCCTGTAGAACTAGCTATATCGCGTGATACGCGCACGTAGCACAGGCCATGCCAGCCAACTGGAGTACATAACTACGATTGCAACTGTTTGTCTCCCAAAATCGATTTAAACGGCCTCAGAGCGTTTTTTTGGGGTTCAAGCACCCTATCCCTTGGAGGTCTTCCGAAAACCTCACCAGCGCGTTTTCTGCACTTTAGTTGGAAAATCTATCCACAGAATGCGGTGGATAACTTTTCTTATCCACAACCCTGTGGACAACTTTTGTGGATAAAGCTGGGGATAACTTTCTGAGGTGTATACTGAGTGTTTAAACAGTACTGCATTAACGTACAGGAATAGGAGCACACTATGGTTAACAAGCTTACGATTGAAGATTTAGATGGGATGGGCGAACCAGTGCCTGAGGAGGACGGTCAACCATCCGATACCGATTTTGAAAACCCCGTGACCCCTAGCGAAGCGGAACAGTCGGGGCAGGCTTCAATTCACGTAGTACGTCATAGAGAAATGACCCATGGGATGAGGACATTCATTGCAGCCAAACTGGCTGGTTCTACAAGTAGAGACGCATACCGACAGGCATACCCAAACGACAGGAGTACTGACGCAACAGTCAGTGCCAATGCATACAAACTCAGCAAGCACCCACTAGTGGCAAAGGCGCTACAGGACGCATGGGGGCAGACAGAGGAGGCGCTGGTAGAGGACATGGCAGCCAGCAAAAGGTACGTGATACAGAGTCTCATTGCATTGAGCAAGACAGCTAAGCAAGAGGGCAGTCGCCTAAAAGCATTGGAACTATTGGGCCGTGCCTCAGGTGCATTCACCAATGCAGCACCACAGGAAGCACCAGCACCAAGTGCAGCGCAACTCAAGCAGGCACTGGCAGGCCATCTTAAGCTGCTCAAGCAGTAGCTATGTGTAAACGGCAGGCTATGTCAGTGGGACGTGTAAACGGCAGGGTGATGGGATGGTGTATGGGATGACCCCACCGTACCCCCACCCCCCTTGTACCGTGCGTGACACCCCCTCGTGCATTACGCTCTAATCCTCTCAAACGATTCTTATCCCCCCTTCTCTTCCCTTTCCCCCACCCCCGGGGTATATATAAAAATCTGGATAAGTATGCGAACGTTCTCATCAGCGTTTACACCACTTGCGAACGTTCTTAAAAACGTTTAAACTTAATGCATGAGTAAACAGAAGGTACTGGAGTTCATCAAAAGCCACATCAGGCAACATGGTGTGTCGCCTAGCTATGAGGTCATAGCAAAGGGTGTAGGGATGTCTTCCAAGTCAAACATCCACCGGATTGTTCATAGGCTTAAGGATGAAGGTCACCTAGACCTGAAGCCATACAAGTTCCGTTCTATCCGTCTTATGGATAAGTCAGTGCAGGATATCTCCCGCTTATGACTCTCCTCACCCACAAGGAAGTGCAAGACTACCTCAGCATCGTGGACAAGGTTCCTGCTGCGGAGAGAGTCAAGATTACAACCCTGCTGGAGATGGACAAGATTGAGCGGTGCAAAGAGTCTTTTCTTGCGTTCACCAAAGAGATGTGGCCTATCTTCATCTCTGGTAAGCACCATCAAATCATGGCAGATGCCTTTGAGCGTGTAGCTAGAGGGGAACTGAAGAGACTGATTATCAACATGCCTCCACGGCATACCAAGTCTGAGTTTGCTTCTTACTTGCTTCCGTCATGGTTTCTAGGTAAATACCCGCAGAAGAAGATCATTCAGACTGCTCACACCGCAGAACTTGCAACTGGTTTCGGGCGTAAGGTGAGGAACTTGGTCCAGTCTCCTGCGTATGACAAGGTGTTTAAGACAAAGCTTTCGTCAGATTCCAAGGCTGCGGGCCGGTGGAACACAAACTCGGGCGGTGATTATTTTGCGATTGGTGTTGGCGGTGCGGTAACAGGTAAAGGTGCGGACCTGCTCATCATTGACGACCCCCATTCGGAACAAGAAGCCAAACAAAACAACCCCGCAGTCTTTGATGGGGTGTATGAGTGGTTTACATCTGGTCCCCGTCAGCGTTTACAGCCCGGTGGTGCGATTATTATTGTGATGACCCGGTGGGCCAAGCGTGATTTAACCGGCCAAATCCTTAAAAACAGTGAAAAAGACGGCGTAGATGGGTGGGAAGTCATTGAATTTCCCGCAATTCTTCCCTCGGGAACCCCTTTGTGGCCCGGATTTTGGAAAAGGGAGGAGTTGGAGGCCATTAAGGCTGAAATTCCCACCTCAAAATGGAACGCCCAGTACCAACAGAACCCAACATCTGAAGAGGGCGCGATTCTCAAGCGGGAGTATTGGCGTATTTGGCAGGAATCAACACCCCCGCAGTGTGAATTTGTCATTCAGTCATGGGATACGGCCTTTGAAAAGAACAACCGCGCAGATTACTCTGCATTAACCATCTGGGGCGTCTTCCAGCACCCCGATGACAAGGGAAACTACAAAACAAACATTATTGTTTTGGATTCATTCAAGGCGCGGATGGAGTTTCCGGAACTCAAAGCCACAGCCCTTCAGTATTACAAGGAGTGGAACCCTGATTTGGTCCTGATTGAGAAGAAGGCTGCTGGCGCACCCCTCATTTATGAGCTTAAAAACATCGGAGTTCCCATTCAGGAGTACACACCAAGCAAAGGAAGCGATAAGATCGCACGTGTAAACGCAATATCTCCTTTGTTTGAGGCAGGGATTGTTTGGTGTCCGGATACCCGCTGGGCCGATGAACTCATGGAAGAGTGCGCATCATTCCCCAATGGTGACCATGATGACTTGGTTGACTC